CTTCCCCGCTGATATAGCCGCCGTTACCACTTAGATCCCACGAGGCGAAGTAGACCGAACCAGCTTTCTCTGGGTAATCCCGCAGTCCGGTAACTCGCCAAGTGTAGGTCATGGCAGCGTAGCGATAAAGGCGTCAGCTTGTTCTTGGGTCATGGCGACCCCGTCAGCGTCTTGTGTAACTGCTGCTGTCATTTAGTCACTCCTAACGCTTGTTTAATTTCGTCCGGAGTTTCTGCGGCGTCGATCTCTGTTTGGATGGCGGCGTACTTGTCGCGGATAGCTTGGCGTGCTGCCTCTGCTTCCTGAGCGTCTTTACCCGGAATTTGCTTTGCGATGATATCGTCAAACGGCTTGAACTCTTCGTTCCGCTTTTCACGGCGGATGTCGTGAGCAATACCCTTGGCTTTATCAATGTTGATTACAATGGTCATGCCTGATACTCCCAAGCGTTACGGAAGGTTCGGTCTGATGGGACTTCTTCAGTATCAATGATTTTGTACTCGACACCTTCAGGTACATCCTTAGCTGCAATATCTTCAATGCTTAAACCACATTCCGGTGCCGGAACAATGATTGCCACGCCACCATCAGGAGTCGGATAAATAATTCGTTTCATTTAGTTGACTCCTTTGTTAGCGAAAAGCAAAAAACTGCACTTGCTGATAATCAACATGAGAAAAACCACCGCTTGTGTTTGAAGTAATGCCAGTATGAATACGACAATTATTAGTTGCTTGATTTGTTGACCAAATTGGACAAGTTGCTAGACCACCTGGAGCATCTTCGTGCGCAACTCCACCTTTTGCATAATTCGCATCAGGCAAAGCAGTAGTGAAATTAACTGTGTAATCACCAACTCCATTATCCGTAATACTCGACACATTCCCAGAAGCGCGAATAGCAACCGTACCAGTGCCATTAAAGTTCACCCAAGCACGACAGCCGTATGCAGTAGCAACAGAGCCGTAACCGGAGTTGAACGAAAACACACCGGCAGAATCCCATGAGGGTGCGCCGGTAGATAGCTTTGCTGGTGTTACATTAGCGTCAGCGATCTGCGTAGAGCCTACAGCACCTGTAGCAATATACGTCGAGTTCACAGCACCAGCGGTAGCCGGGATAGCGTTCAGCACGGACGACACATAAAACGATTCGGTAACAACAGAATCACCAGCATTACAGCCCGCAGTCAACACCACAGTAGTACCCGAAGTCGCGGTGTAATCAGCCGCTGCGAGGCGCACACCATTTCGATATACGTCGATGTAGCCAACGGTATAAGAAGGTACACTAAAAGAAGTCTGTCCGGCTGTGGCCGTGAAGTTGGTGACGGTGCGATAAGCGGTTGTGGTGACGCCGGAGGCTGGGATGCCAAGATAACGGACGCTGATTGATCCAGTTCCGACAGGAGGGGCAGAACTGAACGTCAGCGTTGTTCCGCTTACTGAATATGTAGACGGCGACTGAAGTACGCCAGTCACCGCAACCAAGATCGAAGAGGTTGACGCTGGGGCGACAGACATGGTGAAAGCGGTTGTTGTGCCGTCGCCATTAAACGTGTCTGTGACGAATGCAATGTTCGTCGGAGACTGTCCGATATAGCTCATTGATTATTCTCCATCTTTAACCTTTTGCACTTGTCGCCATGATGCTTGGCATAATTGCCGGGATTGGTTGTTGTCTGACAGTGTGGACAGGTCTTGTAATTCTTTGCCTTCCATTCTGCGGTATTGATTGTTGCAGATACAGCCGACGAAACTTTTTTGTATGCTTCGTATCCTACCGCCTTTTTCCACTCAGGGTCTAGCCTTTTTGCGGACAATTTTTTGTTCTGTTCAGAGCCAACTGTCCGCTTCCATTCTGGGTCGTTTCTGGTAGCTCTGCGTTTCTCGCAAGCGGCAGCCCATACGGTATTGCGCCATTTTTCATCGCCATAGTAAGCCTTAAGCTTTTTAGACATCTGCTTGCCAGACGTGGCTTTCCATTCTTCTGTTTGACGAGTTTGTGAAATTTTTTTTGCCCTGTTATTGCCAACGGATGCCTTCCACTCTGGGTCTCCCATCCTTGTCTTTAAGCTGACGGCTTGCTTTTTTCTAGCGACCGATTCTCTATCGGTTGATATGTGGCCAAATGCAGTGGCCTTGTTTATGTACAGTCTATTGACCGCAGCGTTTACAGAAACGTGAAGGAAATTTTCCTTCTTAACAGCAGACACATGGTCTTCATGCAGAGATATGATCCTTGTTTCAAATAGATCCTTGCTTGACTTTAACTCTGCGTTCCACACATCTTTGTATTCAATAGATGACACACTGCCGCAATACCCAGCGTCAATCTTGTCTACGCTTGTCGAGCCAATGTAGAACGGTGGCATTTTATTGCCACGATAAATCGTCAGGTATGTGCAATACACACTCAACTCCAGACGGGTTGCGGCTCAGTCGGCCACACGGGATCTGCTACGGGGTTCAGTACCAACTCGCGGATCTGGCTGCGGTAGGTTTCAAACTCCAGTTTATTCTTCACCACGACATCAGGCAATACAGACCAGTCGGTATTTGCCAAGCGCTGCTTAGCCTCGGCCTTGCATGCGTCGAACGGTTCTTGCAGCGTGAGCGTTGTAATCTCGTCTTGCACTTCTTCTTCTGTCGGCTTTGTCTGAACTTGGTCTAGCCACTCAAGACCGGAATACTCGTTACCACGCAGAACCCACTCAGCGCCGGGGCGCAGAACTTGGAGAGCGTCAGGAATAGTAATCATGCTGCAATCTCCATGAGTGTAATATAGGACAATGAGCCGTTAGAGTTCATGCTTGTCTGGCCTTGGTAGGCATTTACATACAAAGTGTACGTGCAGGAACTTGTTGTGGCTGGAGAGTCCAAATACTGCGTAGAAACTCGACCGCGAAAGTTGTTAAGAGTAAAACCGTTTGGACCAACATAAATCGTGTCATAAGAATTTGTGTCTGCAAATACAGAACTTCCGTTCCTATATATGGCAAACCCGCAACCAAAGTCGTTTGGCGATCCCTTCTGGATAAATAACGACGTTGAGATCAATACAAGTATTTTGCTAGAGGCGCTTGTTGGAGTTATTGTCGCCGCTAAACCTGTTGAGCCGTATGTGCTTGTATTATTTACCGTTGTAGTTCCTGATGCGCTTTGTTGTACAACCTGCAACACCGTACCAGCCGGTAGCTGCGCACGAGACGGAGCGCCAGAGGCGAGCTTAGCGGATGTGACAGCGCTGGAAGCCAGAGCGTCTGTGCCAATAGTGCTGATAGCCATTATGCGGCTCCTTTAACTTCCTGTGCGGCCTGCTGCGCTTCGTATGCGGCGATGACTTCCGGTGTCCAAGCCACGGTGGCGATAGCCACTACTTTTTCCGGTTGACCGGTCAGGTCTTGGCCCGGGGTCAAGCTTGTGCGGTGGAATGTCTGGCTGAGCTGTACGCCATCTTCCATGATGCGGGTTGCCTCACGGTACAGCACGATGCCGTTCTCAGTCACGGTGATTTGATCTATTACGGTTTCTTTTGTTAGTGCCATGTTTGTTCCTTTGTGTCCGACCACGCTAATCCGGCGTGGTTAATTAAGATGTGGTGATGTACGTCAAATTAAATCCATACACATAATTGTTTGACCAACCAGCCGGGCCGCCACTTAAAGATTGAATGACAATACGATTAGTTGTTGCCTCGCTTATAAAAGCTGAATATACCTGACCTGTAATGTTGTTCTCTCTTGATACACTTGGAGCTGGCCCTAAGTTAGTTGGGCTAAAATTAAAAGGAAGACCAGAAACATACAAAGAGTTTGCCGCAGTGCCCACGTTCGTTAAATAAACGTACCCGTTTACAGTTACAACTCTCCCAACTTTAACGTATTTTGCATCGCTTGAATAAGATGTAATTGTTCCTGTTGCCGCCGAAGCTGTCGGAGTCCAAGTCCCCTCCTCATAGTCATCCAGCGTGTTTGCGTCGCTAGAGGCTGATTGGGTTGCGGGGAAAGAAACACCTGAACCAGAGGCCGAAGCGGTAGCGCCGCCGACACCGATTGTCGTAGTGAACGTAGGAAGCGAAGCCAGAGCAACAGCGCCAGTACCCGTAGTAGAAGCCAGCTTGGCGGCAGTAACAGCGCCATCAGCAATCGACGTAGTCGAAACCGTGCCTTGACCCGGCTGAACTACCTGCGTATTAGGGCTAGTGTAATAGACGTAGATATTGTTCGTGCCGCTCGGAGGTGCCGAGGTGAACGTGATTGTCGAGCCTGATACCGTGAAGGCCGAGCCGGGGTTCTGTGGGACGTTACTGATAACCGCCTGAACCTGAGCAACAGAAGCTACGGGGCGCGACAGCGTGAAAGCCGTGGTCGAGCCGTTACCGCTGAAGTAGTCGATTGCCGGAACGTAGTTCTGATTCTGGAGTTGGTTGCCAATGTATGACATGGCCGTTCCTTACGTGATGTTGAGGACCGACGTGATTACGTCCGTAGATGCTGCGGCAGAGCTGATGACCTTCAAAGCATCTCCAGTCACCATAACGAACTTTTGATCGCCACCAACCACGACGAGCGAGCTTCCAACCGGAACCGTTGCTGACTTGATGAGATAGTAGTCTGTGCCGCTGACCGACACATAGGCGCTGACAGTGATTGGCGATGCCGATGTGTTAGCGAAGCTCAGGCCGATAACTGTAGTCTGCGTGCTTGCGCCGACCGTAACAACCGTGGCAGCAGAGGTGCCTACGTCTTTATTGAGATACCGCGTGAAATTGTTTGCCATTTGTTTTCCTTAACTCAGCCCAACGCGATTGCCATCGCCACTGCCGTCCCGGCGGGATCGACCTGTAAATTTTGCTGTGCCTGCGACACCGTAGTTGCGCCTGTGCCGCCGTTTACTAAAGCCAGAGTGCCGCCTAGGATAACTGCACCACCAGTCGGGGTCGACGGGGTCAAGCCAGTCGTGCCGCCGCTGAATGTAGTTACAGCAACATTGGAGGCAACATCCCACACCGGAGCCGAACCATTGGACTTCAGCACATAGCCATTTGTACCAATCGTCAGCTTGGATAGAGCAGTCGTGCCTGATGCGTAGATCAGGTCGCCAGCGGTGTAAGAGGACTGGCCTGTACCACCGTTAGCTGCAACCAGAGTACCGCCGACAGTAACAGCGCCGCCAGTAGCCGTAGATGGCGTCAGGCCGGTGGTATTAAAGCTGATCGTGGTGACGGCTACATTAGATGCCGGCTCCCACACGCGCTGTGCCGTTCGACTTCAGGACATACCCATTGGTGCCGATAGTCAGCTTGGACAGGGCTGTGCCAGATGCGTAGTACGGCAGATCACCGACCGAGTACGATGTCAGGCCAGTACCGCCGTAGGTCGTTGTGACAGCGTTTGCCTGCCAAGTACCAGAGGCCACAGTGCCAAGCGGCGAGACGTTGCTAGATGCGTCCAGAACAACCGCGCGCTCTGCCGGATAAGTCAGGAATACATCCTTGGTACCAGCCGGGAAGGAAACCTTAGAGCCGCCAGCCGACGAGGAGTAAACCGTCGTTCGAGCCAGCGTCGGACCTACCGAGCTGTAAGTACCAAGGCCAACTTCCCAGTTGCCGTTAGCGTCAGCGATTGTGTAGTAGCAGGTGTTGGTATTACCGACTACTGAGAACGATTGATACCCGGTTACTGCGCCAAGCAAAACGGCGTCGTTTGTACCAAGTACAATCGTTGTCTCTCGGACGCGATCATAATAAACGAACGCCATGATGCACCCCTATTAGGCAGCGGTCAGTTGGTAGGTAACGCTCAGAGTGTCGCCCGAAGTCACAGTCTTGGAACCGGCGGTGAAGTCACCAACCGAGAACAGCGTGCCGGTCGTGTTGTCTTTGGTAGCAGAGCCGCCGAGATTGATGAAGCAGCCTGCAACAGTACCGGAACCGGTCATCGCAAATACGACTGGGGTCGACGTGGCTTTGACGCCACCAACAGCAGCGCTGAAGGTCGGTGTCTGGCGGTTGCCGGTGTAGGTCGGAGCATTGGCGCCACCTACTTCGTTCCAAGTGCCATGAGAAGCCTGAGTATCAGCAGCCGATGGCGTACCGGTACCCTTCAGACCCATGTACACAGTGCCGGCAGAAACATCGCCCAGCATGGTGTCGCAGGTTGAG